GAGACCGGCGTGGATCACGGCGTCTACTACCCCCTGGACGAATCGGGGGACTACACGCCAGGAGTGGCCTGGAACGGTCTGGAGACCGTGACCGAAAGCCCTGCTGGCGCGGAGGCAACTCCGACGTACGCCGACAACATCAAGTACCTGAACCTGATCTCGGCCGAGACCTTCGGCGGTACGATCGAGGCCTACACCTACCCGGACGAGTTCGGCGAGTCGGACGGAACAGCCGAACCCACTCCGGGCGTTCGTGTCGGTCAGCAGGCCCGTAGGCCGTTCGGGATGTCCTACAGGACCATCCTGGGCAACGCGGCCGAAGGAAACGAGTTCGGCTACAAGATCCATCTTCTCTGGGGTCTGACGGCCGCTCCTTCCGAGAGGGCGTACGCCTCGGTCAACGACTCGCCCGAAGCAATCTCGTTCAGCTGGGCGGTGTCGAGCATTCCGCTCGGATCCACGGATCCGGATCTCAAGCCGATCTCGACGATGACCATCGATTCGACACAGGTCGACGCGACGGCTCTCGCCAGTCTCTTGGACGTGCTCTACGGAACGTCCGCCGACCCGAGGCTTCCGTCGCCGGACGAGGTCATCGCCATGTTCGCAGGCTCGGTCACCACGGTCGACCTGGGCACTTCGACGAACCAGCCGACGTACAACGCCGGTACGCATGTGGTCACTCTGCCGACCGTCACGGGAGTGCAGTGGAAGATCAACGGCGTCAACAAGTCGCCGGGCGCTCAGCCCGCGATGACGACGGGTGAGACGTCGCACATCACCGCACATCCCACGTCGGGCCACGTCCTCACGGGCGACACCGACTGGGACTTCGACTACTAAACCCTTCTAGACAGGAGAGATCGGAGAATGCTCACTATTGTTGTCGGTGGCGACGAAGTCTTCGACGAAGAGTCACAAGAATTTGATGTACGTGGTGGAGTGACTCTCTATCTCGAGCATTCTCTGATCTCACTGTCAAAATGGGAGGCGAAGTTCGAGAAGCCATTCTTGTCGACAGACGAGATGACCGACGAGGAATCACTCGAATACATCAAGTGCATGACGATTACTCGTAGCGTCCCTGACGAGTTGTACGATGATTTGTCGGAGGACAATCTCTTGGAGATCCAGGAGTACATCGGTGCCAAGATGACCGCTACCTGGTTCAACGAAAAAACTCCGAAGTCTCGTAAAGGCGAGATCGTCACGTCGGAGCTCATTTACTACTGGATGACCGTTTTCAACATCCCGTTCGAATGCGAGAAATGGCATATCGCCAGACTGTTCGCGCTCATCCAGATCTGCAACAACAAGCAGGAGAAGCCGAAGAAGATGTCTCGTTCCGAGCTCGCACAAAGAAATCGAGAGCTCAACGCGCAACGGAAAGCAGAACTAGGAACGAGGGGGTGAAATGCGGATCAACTTCGCAGGAAGCATCGTCTTTCCGAACCCGGTAGTACTCATTTTCAGCGCTGACGCCATCTTCAACAAAGCCGATTACATTGCCGCGGGGTATAAGTACTTCGAAGCGATCGCGATCGGCGGTGGAGGAGGTAGAGGCGGTAACTATCACGGGAAAGACTTCAACCACGTCGCAAATACGCTCAGGATTTACGGCGGTTTGGGCGGTGGTGGAGGCTTTCACCGAATCCGAGGAGTCTTGTCAGCTCTTCCAAGCTCAACGAATGTCGTGGTCGGAGGTGCCGGTACAGATGGAACGGATCTATTGACCGACGCCGTTGTCGAATACGACATTCCGACAACGGACGGTGGATCCGGTGGAAACTCGCACTTCAACAACCCGGCTTGTATCGCTTCCGGAGGGACAGGAGGAAAACGCGTCTACACAGCAACGATCGACATCGCTCCGGCCAACGACGGAGGAGCTGGAGGAGCGGGAAACTCTTCCAGTCCTGGAACTGGTGGAGCTGGTGCGATCTCGGGCACAATTACCACATCTGAAGAGCTACCCGAAGATGGACGACTCGTAGGACGGATCGGAAAAGGTGGTGGTGGAGGTGCCGGGGGACTCGACGTAGAGAATCTGAACGCCGTTCGAATCGATCCAACTCCTGGCGGAAAGGGGGCATACGATCCCTCAGACCAGTCGGTATTTGATGTGGGTGGTCCGATCGGAGCAAACCCCACCAACGGAGATCTCGTTGTTCCTGGTTGGGGTGGAGGTGCGCGAATTACTCCTCTGAACGAGTCCAACAAACCGTACGGACGTTCGGGAATGGCTGGAATTGTGGCACTGAGATTGACGGTCGACTGATGCCTGACATTCTTAGCGTCAGGACAACGGGAGATCTCAAAAATCTCATAGGCTTCTTAAGAGCCAGTAAAGCCGAGAGGATCCGATCGGTTCTCGACAAGTACGCGCATCAGGGTCTCGTGGCGCTTCAAAATGCCACGCCAATCGATACCGGCTTAACGGCCGAGTCGTGGTATTACGAGATTGTTCAACGTGAGGGATACGCCTCTCTCAGATATCACAACAGTCATGTCGACCACGGTCGACCGATTGCGATCCTGCTTCAATATGGACACGCAACGAGGAACGGTGGTTGGGTAGAGGGACGCGATTACATCAATCCCGCGATTCAACCGGTCTTTGACAAGATGGCCGATGACCTTTGGAGGGAGGTGACTAGATAGTGGGGCGGACGGTTGACGACAAGATTGTCAACATCAGCATTGACTTCAAGAAGTTCGGCGATGGAGTCAAGAAGGTAACCCAAGACGCCGACAAGCTGAACAAGTCTCTGAAGTTTCCGAACGCCGGTAAGGGTTTGGAAGACATCAGCAAAGCCGCCAAAAATGTCGATCTCACCAAGGTCATCTCCGGGATCGACGGAATTAGCGGAAAGCTGAACGCTCTTCGGTTGATCGCTATCAACACCTTCTCGAACCTCGTTTCGGCGGGTATCAGAGCGGGCGCTCGGTTCGCCAAGTCATTTACTCTCGGTCCGATCATCGCTGGTTTTCAGGAGTACTCGACAAACCTGACAGCCATCCAGACGATTCTGGCCAACACGAAAGCTTCCGGCGCCACGCTCAAAGACGTCAACGCCGCCCTTCTCGAGCTGAACAAGTACTCGGACAAGACGATCTATAACTTCAGCGAGATGGCCAAGAACATCGGTACGTTTACGGCCGCGGGTGTAGATCTGGACACGTCGGTCCAATCGATCAAGGGTATCGCCAACTTGGCCGCTCTCTCAGGTTCGAGCGCTGAGCAAGCGTCGACTGCGATGTATCAGCTCTCACAAGCCATTGCCTCGGGTCGTGTGAGCTTGCAGGACTGGCGATCCGTAGTGAATGCAGGCATCGGCGGAACAGTCTTTCAGCGTGCTCTAGCTCAAACCGCCGTGAAGATGGGCACTATCAAAGACAGTGCCGTGAAGTTGTCCGGGCCGATGAAGAACGTCACCATTGCGGGAGAGCCGTTCTTCAAGTCGATCGCTGCTACTTCAGGAAAACCGTCTTGGCTCACGTCCGACGTTCTGACCAAGACGCTCACGCAGTTCACTGGAGACCTCACAGACGCCCAGTTGGCTGCACAAGGATTCAACAAAGAGCAGATCCGGATGATTCAACAAACCGCCAAGAGCGCCTCGCTCGCTGCCACTCAGGTAAAGACGATTACGCAGGTCCTGGATGTGGCAAAGGAGACGGCGGGCTCGGGTTGGGCACAGTCCTTCCAGATCCTGTTCGGCAACTTCGGCGAGGCCAAGACGCTCTTCACGGCCGTCTCGAATGCGGTCAACGGCTTCATCAACGCCAATGCCGCAGCAAGAAACAAGGTTCTAGGCGATTGGAAGGCGCTTGGTGGCCGGACGATCCTGATCAAGGCGATCAAGGAGGCGTTCCAAGATCTTGGAGCGATCCTCAAGCCGATCAAGCAGGCGTTCCGCGATATCTTCCCGAAGAAATCGGCTAGTGATCTTCTTGCTATAACCAAGCGGTTCAAAGAACTTGCGGATCGAATGAGACCGAGCGCGGAGACGGCGGACAACATTCGCCATACCTTCCACGGTCTCTTTGCAGCCCTCGACATCGGTCGTCAAATCGTCAGCGGAATCCTCTCCATGTTCAAGAGTTTGTTCGTCACTCTTGGCGCGGGCAGTGGGGGCTTCCTCAACTTCACGGCGGGTGTCGGCGACTTCATCGTCAAGCTGGACGAAGCTATGAAGAAGGGCAACGCGTTCCACGGCTTCTTCGTCAAAATGGGATCTGTTCTAGGCGCTCCGCTCAAAGCGCTTCTACGTTTGAAGGATGCGATCGCGGGTTTGTTCCAGGGATTTTCCTCCGCGGGAATTTCCACCGGAGTGTCCGGATTGAAGCACGCTCTTACGCCACTTCAGAAACTTCTCGAGTTGATCGCGAAGGCGTGGCATACCATGCTGGACGCTGCTCACGGTTCACTTGACATGCTTCAACCGTTGATCGATCAGATCGTCATTCAGTTCCAGAAGATGGGCCCAGCGATCGCCGATGCCATCAAGAACATGAATGTAGAGGCGATCTTGCAGGTCATCCGTACGGCTCTTCTCGGTGGAATCTTCCTGCTATTCCGGAACTTCTTCAGGACCGGAGGAAAGCTCTTCCACCTTCAGTCGAGGGTGACGATCTTCTCGCTCATGTTCAGGAACGTTGGCTACGGCATCGATGCGTTGACAGGAACGCTCAAGACGATGCAGACCAACATCCAGTCGAAGACGCTCAAGAACATAGCCATTTCGGTGGCTTTGTTGGCGGCATCGGTGGTTGCGCTGTCTCTCGCGGATCCCAAGAGAGTCAACTCCGCCCTCGCTTCGATGACCCTCATGCTTGTCGCGTTGATCAAGACGATGCAAGCTCTATCGACCGTAGGGGCAGGAAAGTTCGGGGCGGCCAATCTCGCGGTTTTGGGCGTAGCGATGATCGAACTGGGAGTTGCGATCAACCTGTTGACCCTGTCTGTGATTGCGCTCAGTCGTCTCAACATGGACCAGTTGAAGAAAGGCCTGGGCGGGCTCACGACGATCCTGGTCGTGATCACCGCGACAGCGCAGAAGCTCGGAGAAAGCGCTCCGGGCATGATCCGTGCCGGTATCGGAATCTCCGCGATGGCCATCGGCTTGAATCTCTTGGTTCCGGTGGTCAAGCAACTGGGGTCCATGAGCGTCGGGGATCTCGCGAAGGGTCTCGGTGGAATCGCTATCGGGCTCACCTTGATGGCGGACGCAATGCAAGGAATGCCGAAGACCCTCATATTTTCGGCGGCTGGCGTCCAGATCATGGCTTTCGCACTTCTGACGCTGTCAAAAGCCGTAAAGGCGTTCGGAGCCATGGATCTCAAGACCATGGGAAAAGGTCTGCTAGCGATCAGCATCGGACTGGATCTCATCGGCCTCTCGATGCACGCCATGCCGCTCACGCTGCCCATCACGGCCGCGGGATTGGTGTTGGTGGGCTTTGCGCTTCAAGAGATCGCCAAGTCCATCCAGATCTTCGGAAACATGAAGTGGGAGACCATGAAGAAGGGAATCATCGGCCTCGGCGGATCTTTGGTCATGTTGTCGGTAGGACTCGCAGCGATGACCGGATCTATCGGGGGCGCAGCCGCGCTCGTGATTGCCGCTGCCGGAATCAACCTCTTCGTTCCCGCACTTATCGCACTCGGCCATCAGTCAAAGAAGACGCTCATCACCGGTATCGCGGCGTTGGCGGGGGCTCTGGCGACGATTGGACTGGCGGGATCGCTTCTGACTCCGGCCGTTCCGGCGCTTCTGGGATTCGGTGCCGCTATTCTATTGATCGGCGGGGGTCTAGCTCTCGCTGGCGCTGGAGTAGCGCTTCTCGGGGTTGGTCTGGGAGCAATTGCCGTGTCCGGGCCTGCTGCGATCGCGATCATCATGAAGTCGATGTCCGATTTCATCGACGCCACCATAGAGATGGGAAAGAAAGCCGCCCTAGGGCTCGTCGAGGTCGTAAAGGCGTTCGCCGAAACCGCGCCACAGCTCGTAGAGGCGCTCGTCAAGATCATCGGGACACTGCTGGACGTCATCATCAAGTCCACCCCGAAGATTACGAAGGCGACCGAAGTGGTCATCACGGCGATATTGAAGGTGCTCCACGACAAGGGCCCGAACATCATCGCCGCTGGGTTCAAACTTCTCCTCGATCTTCTGAAAGGAATTCGCGACAACATCGGTGAGATTGTCACCGTGGTGGCGGAAGTCATCATCAATCTCCTGAAGGGTATCGCCCAGCAGGCCGCGAACATCGTCAAGGCGGGAGTCGGCATCATCATCTCGATTGTCGTCGGGATCGTGAAGGGTCTCGGACGAATGATCGAGGCGGGAGCTCAAGCGATCGTGAAGTTCCTGAATGGACTCGCCAAAGCAATCCGTAAGTACGAACCTCAGATCGTTGCGGCCGGGTTCAAGATCGGCATCGCCATCATTCAGGGAATGATCGACGGGTTGACGCAGTACCTGCCGAAGCTGAAGGACAAAGTCGTCCACATAGCCAAGAGTGTAATCGGATGGGCCAAGCACATCTTCAAGAGCAAGTCTCCGTCTCTGGAGTTCACTCAGATTGGTTACGATGTCGCCGAGGGCTTGGGGAACGGCATCTCGAAGAGCAAGAAGCCGAAGAAGGCCACCGAAGACATGTCGAACAACGTGATCAACGCGTCCAAGTCCACCTTCGGGATCACCGCTGGAGGATCCACTGTCATGGCGGACATCGGTCAACAGGTGGCAACGGGTTTCGCTAAGGGAGTCCACGGTGGAGCCAGCGACATTCAGGGCGCGTTCAAGGATCTGAACGCTCGCCTATCCACCGCCGCGTCGGATGCGCGTAAGACACTCGCCGACGAGCAGAAGAAGCTCGACGATCTGATGAAGCATCCGAAGAAGAACGCGGAAGCGATCAAGGAAGCTCAGAAGATCATCAAGGAGAACCAAGATGTTCTCGCTCGGTCTGTGGCCGGACACGAGGCCTTGACCAAGACGCTGAGAAACGAGAAGAACGAGCTCGAGAACATCTCGAAGGAATACGCGAAGGTTAGTTCCCATCTCAAGACAGCGAGCCAGGATCTGGCCGACGCGAAGCAAGCTCGTGACGACGCGTTCGACACCGTCAAGGGTCAGTTCGGAGCCCTTCCCGACATCATCTACACGGATGCCGACGGGAAGAAGATCAACGCCCTCAAGACGTACACCGATGGTCTGATCAACCAGACCAACGCTGTAGCAAAGTATCGAGACACTCTCGCGAAGCTGAGGAAACTGGGTCTGGACGACCAGACGTACCAGAAGCTTCTCGACGACGGAACCGCGGATCAACAGTTCGCCGACCAGCTCCTCAAGGGCGGAGCAGCAGCGATTCGTGGAATCAACTATCTCGATGGTCAACTCACCATCGCGGCCGGAACGTTGGCGGACAATGCGTCCAAGAGTCTCTACGGCGTGGGCGTGAACATCGCTCAGGGCATCGTCAATGGGCTCAAGGACAAGCAGGATGAGCTCAAGAAAGCCGGGCACATCATCGCCGACACGATTGTGTCAACCGTAAAGACGGCGTTGAAGATCAAGTCACCATCAGAAGTGTTCGCCGAAATTGGAGCGTTCACCGCGGCCGGAATGGCCAAGGGGCTGATCGAATCGTCGAAGGCGGTTACTGACGCCGTGTACATGGTGTCCGACGACGCAATGGGCGCGATGAAAGAGTCCATGAGCAAGGTCTCAGATCTCATAACGGGACAGATCGATCCGAATCCGACGATCACTCCTGTGCTTGATCTGACGAACGTCAAAATGGGGGCCAAAACACTAGGCTCCATGCTCGAAGATACATCTCTTGTTCCGGCGGCAACGCTGAGTCAAGCGCGGTCAATTTCCTCCGGGGGAGTTTTCCAGCAACAGTTCGAAACGACCCCAGCAAGTTCGAACACAATGGAGATCAAGATCGAACAGAACAACACGTCTCCGAAGGCGTTGGACACGGTCGAGATTTTCCGCAACACGAAAAACCTGATGTCGCAACTCCGATCGCGTCCGGGAGGTGTACTCTTTGATCCAACAGGTTGACGTCTACACATCTCGGCCAGGAGCGGCGGCGTTGGCATTAGCCGCACGGCCGGAACTCGACACCTTCTACGTCGCAAACAACGACAACCACGGGCTCGATCCAGTAAAGATCACGGTCGGTACGGCCTCTTTGGGGTCGATTGATGGTGACACACATCTCGGCGATACGGTCCCGAGTCGCAACATCGTTCTTACGTTGCGACCGAACATGAACTACGTCAACTGGACCAGCGAGCAGTTTCGCCGATTCTTGTCCACCTATTTCACCCCAAAGAGCACCGTCCGGCTAGTGTTCACCACCGACGAGATCGACGACCCGGTGGAGATCTACGGGATCGTGGAGGGGATGTCAAACAACCCCTTCACCGACGTTTTGGAGTTCCAGGTCTCCATCATCTGCCCCGATCCGTACTTTAAGTCGACGGTTGCGCAGTCCGTCTCGTTCTTGACAAACAACGACACAGAAACCTTGGACATCGTCGATATCGACAACCCTGGGGATCTTGCCGTTGGGTTCTTCATCCGAGTGCAGCGTCTCGCGACCGACAGCTTCGACTTTGTACAAATGCAAATGGGCCTTCCCGTGTTCAGTCATTTCCGAATCGACGACATGCCAATCGACGCGTCCAAGTCGTTGGAAGTCAGCTCGGAGAGGCTGAATAAATTCGTCCACGAAGTTGTGTTGGCGGACGCCACGTTTGCCAACGTCTTTACCCGAGTGGATCGAACCTCCGAGTTCCTGGTTCTCGAACCCGGGCGTAACTACTTCACCATCTTCACGGACACGGGCGATCAGGACTGGGCGATTACCTGGTATCCGAGATACGACGGTCTGTGATGGACATATTCACGGTCAATCGCGATTACAAGACCGCGGAGCTTGTTCAAGAGTTCGAATCGGTGATCTGGACCGAGCGCTATTACGGTGACAGCGAAGTCGAACTCACCGTCCCTATGCGTCGCGAAACGCTCGAGAAGCTTCCATTAGGGATACTTATTGGGTCGTCAAAATCGGATGAACTTATGGTGCTCGAGGAAGGCAGCATCGAAGAGGGGTCGATGAAATACACGGGAATCGCAGTTCTCCCGTGGCTGAACAACCGGTTCGTTCGATACTCGATGCTTCATCGCGACAAAAGCACGCCCTCTGGGGTTATGAGCAACGTAGGGGCGCCGTTGTGGAACTTGATCTGGTATGGGGCTTCCGATTCGAGTCCGTCACTGACCTTGGACGACGGGACGTTCGGGATCCCCTTCGGATACGGTCATCGAATGATGATTCCGGGACTAGGGTTGAGAAGCATCGACGCGGTTCCCAACCTTCCGGAATCAGAGTGGTTCACATTCACCATCGAGTTCGAGCCGCTGTATGACGCCGTCCGAAAGCTCGCAGAGGCGTATCAGGTCGGAGTCAAGATCGACTGGCAACCCGATCTAACGCCGATTCTCGGATTCCGGGCGTACAAGGGTGTCGATCGTACGAGTCAGCAGGCCGACAATCCGGTCGTTCGTTTCTCCCCGGGGCTCGATTCGTTGACGGACATCAAGGAGTTTCACTCGAAGCGGAACTTCAAGAACCTCGCCTTCACGTACAACACAAATGCTCCGCTCAACTACACGACTCCCGGAATCGCCTTTACAGAGGAGGCATCAGAGTCGAGCGGATTCGATCTTCGGGTCGCGCAGGTGTTCATCGACGACATCGAAGATCGACCGTTCGATTACAACGTAATCGTCGAGTTTCTCAACGGTGACGCCCGGAAGCATCTTGGTCAGAACCGATACGTTCGCGTGGTCGACGGTCAGGTAATTCCAGGACCTCAGCTGGTGTACGGACGTGATTACGGATTGGGCGATCTAGTCGAGGAACAAGGAAACACCGGCGCAGTATCGGTGGGGCGGGTAACCGAGTTTATTCGCGCCCAAGACGCAAACGGTTATCGCGAGTTCCCTACCATCAGCGAGATCGACACCATAAACACAAACATCGTCTCGCCGTAAGGAGAAAAATGTGGACTTACTTGATTTACTGGATCATCGTCCCAACTCTTTGCTGCACTATTGGGTACGCCCTGAGGGCAATCATGACGAACCGGCACCGCGCGAGAGGAACGGTCATAGTGAGCAAAAAGGAAGACGGGAAGACGATTTACCTGTTCAAAATCGACGGAGATCCAGACGCCGTCATCGCGAGTAAGAACGAGATCCTTTTCGAGGTTCAGCGCTAAATCGCACATAAAACAGCGATTATAGTGAGACCCCTAGGAAAGGAGACCAATGTTCTGGTCCAAGAAACCCAAGTCGCAACTCGATCTAGCGATCGTAGATGCGCTCAACGACCTGGTGACTCATGCAGTTACCTCAGACAGGTACAACGCCTCGTTGGACAAAGTGGAGCGGCTCTACCGGCTGAAGGACTCGGAAACCCCGAGACCGGAGGCTTTGAGCCCCAACACGATGGCCAACATCGGCGCGAACCTACTGGGCATCTTCATGATCATCAGGCACGAGCAAGTCAACGTCGTCGCATCGAAAGCGCTCGGCTTCGTGACCAAGACAAGGATCGTCTGACCCAAGTCTGAGAGGGGGGCCGCCAACTGCGCGGCTCCTCTCTTTTTTCGCACGAAAAACAGGGACTATAATGAACCCAACTAAGGAGATGAAAATGTTCAAGTTGTTCACAAGGAAGAAGTCGACCATCGTCGCACGCGTTTCGGTATATTCGTATTACCCGATGCGCTCCGACGCTGGAGTCGAACTTCGCCGGAACATCCGCGAGCGTTTCGCCCATTAGTAGCGAAGAAAGGGAGCCATAACTGCGGCTTCCCTTTTTCAGCTTAAACAGCTATTCAGATTTTTCAAAAATCCCCGGGGGGAAATTTTCCCACAAAGTCGCAGTTATTACATCGCATATAATGAGACCCCTAAAAGGAGGACCCATGATCACCAAGATTCATGAGCATCATGTCTACTGGAAGAAGATCCGGGCCGAGCGGCGTTACCTCAAGTATCGCGCTCAGCAGCTCGGACTCTCCGTCCAGGAGTACATCACGCTCGTCGATGAGGCGAAGAAGGGACTTCGTTAGAAGTCTAAAGGGGAGTGCTGACTGTACGCATTCCCTTTTTTCGGTCGCAAGAATTACAGGGGCTAATATGAGACCCCCCTAATGAAGGAGTTTGAAATGACCCTCGTCAAGAGTGCATACGTAATCTGGACCAATGTCCAGAGCACGAAGCTCTTCGAGTCAGCTTCAGACGCCGCGATTAAGCTGGTGTCATAAAAGGGGAAATGGCCGAACTGCGGCCAATCCCTTTTTGTGGCGCAGAAAAAACAGGGGGTATAATGAGACCCGACCCCAAGGAGGATTCCGTGTACAAGAACCAGATCGCAGCCTGGATCATCGATACGGTGCTGGGCATCTTGACGTACATCGTCATGCTTGTCCTCGCCAAAACGGTGAAGAGGCTGTGGACCAAGTTCCGCACACGCAACGCCGACCCCGTCGTCGCGTAGTCCAAAGGGGAGCCCAACTGCGGCTTCCCTTTTTCGCACGGAAAACACGCATCATAATGAGTTCGAAACTGCGGACGAAGAAACAGAACCAGATTGTATCCATGACGGCTTCCCGCCTGCAAAGCGGGACCCTCCGCATGTGACAGGTCTGGTTCTGTTATTTTTCGCAGGAATTACACGCCCTATAATGAGACGAATGCAGTTTAAGTCTCATGTAGTAAGTAGTAAATAGTAGTAGTAAGTTTTTGTTTTTTTGTCGCGAGAGGAGGGGACAAGATGTCCGAACTGGTAAGAAGTGCGGTATGGCGCATAAGACCTAAAGACGCGTATTTGGTGACCGCCGTCATCGTCATGGCCGCGACGCGAGAGTTCGCGAAGAGCTATGCCCAGCCGATTCTCGGAGGAGACCCCGACAATTACGAGGTAGAACCCATTACCGAGATCGGCGAGCCGGTTAGTTTTCTGCTGTTCACTTAGGGGGAACGATGTGGCTTCGTAACCGCTCGGTCAACGTCAAACTAGTAAAGGACCAACAAGATGCCAAGCTGGATTCCGACCCAACCGATCTCGTACGTGCGATCACTAAGGGAGCAGTGGAGGTCATTGTGCTTTACATGGCGTCTGACACGCTTCGTAAGTGCATCGTTCACACAGTGGCGACGAAGATCACGTAAGACCTCCGACGAACAGGTTGCGTATCGCGGAAGAACCTCGGAGGAGAGACTCGCTCTGGTCGACAAGGTGATCGCGATGCATGACGCGGGGTATTTGAACATCGAGATCGCGAACCAAATCGGCTTCAGCGAGAACTCCGTGCGACTTCTGATCGAGGGCCGCAGAAAAAACACGGCGTATGATGAAGGTGGATACTTCTAGTCGACAGGCTAGAGACGCTCACACGATGCCACCTTTCGCCCTTTCATTTTTTCCCGAAGGAGGTGAGATGGTCATATACGTCATGGAGAGAAAACGTTACGGGTTCTTCCACTTCATCTTCGACTGCGTCATGACGTTGCTGACATGTGGGCTTTGGCTCATATGGGTCTTCGTCAGGGAGATGCGGAACAGGTAGTGAGTCATGCTGAACAACAAGCCGTTGTACAAGATTCACCTGGGTTTCGGCCCCGCACTCACGAGAACCGTCTTTGTAAGGGCGAAGAGACGGGATATCGCTGAGCGTCGCGCTCTGCGGCGGAATCCAGGGGCTCACGTCGTCAAGTCGCCCTTTCCACAAACTGAAAGGTAGCCATGATTCCCACTTCGTTGTTGGGCCATCTCGCAAAGGCCCGCTTCTTGCTGGATCAGCACGCCAGCACCATTCTCACCGGCATGGGCGTCGCCGGTACGGTCTCGACTGCGGTCTTGACTGGCCGTGCGACGTTCAAGGCGGCAGAGGTCATTCGCAAGGAGGAGTTCACGAACGTCATTGGACGGGTTCATGAGATGAGAGAAGATGCGGCGGGTCTCATGATCGAAGGTGAGCTTTTCGACGAACAACAGCGTTCTGTCGTTTCGCTGTCGTCTCTCGACAAGCTCAAGCTCATCTGGCCGTTGTACATCCCGCCCGCGATTACCGGGATCACGACGATCATGGCCATCGTCTCGGCGAATCGGATCGATTCCAAGAAGATCGCGGCCCTCACGGTCGCAGCAGGAATCTCCGATCGCACGTTGCAGGAGTACCGGGCGAAGCTCGAGGAGAAACTCACGGCTCGCCAGTACTCGAACGTGAAGGACGAGATCGCGAACGACCACGTACAGGCGACGCCCGTTCCGGCCACGGGAACCGTGATCATCGGCGACAGCAAGGTCCTCTGCTTCGACGACATCACGGGACGATACTTCTACAGCACCGCCGAGGAGATCAAGAAGGCCGAGAACAAGCTCAACCACGAGATCTTGAACGACGGTGGCGCGAGCCTGTCCGATTTCCACGACGAGCTTGGCCTGGAGTCCACGCCCTACACATCCATGGTGGGCTGGGGTCCGGAGAACATGATCGAGGCCGAGTTCCACAGTGCGCTCAAGGACGGAAAGCCCGTCCTGGCGATCAACTTCAACTACCCTCCTACTGCAGCGTATTTGAAACTGCACTAGAAAGGAGCGACGCTTGCTTCGGAAGATCATTCGATACACCGGATTCGACGATCTACCGCACGAGGAGGAGTGCTACTTCCACCTCACGAAGGCCGAGCTGGTCGAGTTCCAGCTGAGCGTCAACGACGAGGAAGGGATGTACGGCCACATCCAAAAGATCGTCGAGGAGGAGAACCGCCCGGAGCTAATCAAGCTCTTCAAGGAGCTCCTCCTCATGTCCTACGGGAAACGTTCGGAGAGCGGACGGCACTTCGTCAAGAACGAGAAGATCCTCGAGGAGTTCCAGTCGACGGGCGTGTATTCGGCTGCTCTCATCGAGATCCTGTCGTCCACAGAGAGCGCGATCGAGTTCTACCGCGGAATCCTCCCGCATGACCTCACGGAAGAGGAGGCCAAGGCATCGGGCATCGATCCGAAGGTGACGCCACTGATTGTGGTGGAGAAGGAGAAGATCAACGAGAAAGAGCTGCGCGAGATGTCCGGCGAGGAACTGGGCAAAGCCATGACCCGTATTGCCGAAGGTTCTGCCGAGCTGGTCTTCAACCCGCCCGAGCAGTCGCAGTAAAAACACGGGTCTTAATAGAACCCCTAACAAGGAGTTGCTTTTTCATGCTCAACGGAACAACCCTCATTCGTGCGGGTGTCAATCTTTTGGCAACCGCCGGAACATCGAAGATCGTCAACGACGTGATCACGAACAACACGAACGTCGTGACGAACGTGGACGCGATTCGCGTCTGGGCAGGCAAGGTCGTGATCGGCATGATCGCGATCGATCTCGTCTCGGCGAAGGTCAACGAGAAGTGGGACGCCGCCGCCGACATGATGAAGGGCAAGCAAGTGAAGGTCACCGTCGAGAACACAGACGATCCGCCCACGGGATCGCCCGCCTAATAGCAGAAAGGAGAGCCCCTGACCGGGCTTTCCTTTTTGCCCGACTCAAAGGACAAAATGGAGAATCCGGAGTTTCCAGCGAACAGCAACGTCAGTAAGGGCGGATCCGGAGACAAAAAGTTGAAGCGGATCACGTCCGGAGAGGTTCGAACACGAAAGAAGTCTGTTCGGAAGCAGTTTCAAGACGCGTTCATCATCGGAGACATGCGAACAGCCATCGAATACACGCTGTTCGAGGTAGCTCTTCCGACGATGAGGGATGCCGTAGTGGATTCCCTTCAAAGCGGCATCGAGAAGCTGTTCAACGGAACCGGACGACGTCGTGGAGCAGGTCCGTCGCCATCGGGACAAGCCCCGTACGTGAACTACGGCAGCATGTTCGGGCGAACATCAGGACTTCTCGCAACTCCGCAACGTGGCATAAGCCCTCAAGGTAGGGCTCGTCACAACTTCCGCGAGATCGTGCTCGACACGAGGGCGGAGGCCGAAGAAGTCATCGACCAAATGTTCGAAGTCATCGAAAGGTGGGATGAAGTCAGTGTCGCGGATCTCTACGAGCTTCTGGGTGTGGCAGCTGATCACACCGATCAAAAATGGGGGTGGCGTGATATTCGCGGCGCCTCTGTCCGCCGAGTCCGTGATGGGTATCTACTCGATCTTCCGAATCCCGAGCCCATCTAGGAAGGATGAGCAAATCGAGAATCCGAATCAGCTTCGGCTGAGCGTGTAGGAGGGAAGCATGAACCTAGTTCCGGTAGCGATCGCGAATCAGATCGCCCGAGCCACGTGGGGCCTGCAGAAGAGCTCACCTCAGATCCTTTTCGGCGCGGGCATCGTGGGTGTGGTGAGTAGCACGGTGCTGGCCTGCCGGGCAACACTCAAGGCCGAAGAGACACTGCAAACCCATCAGGAGAGGATGCTCCTCGTCAAGACGATGGACATCACTCCGGAGTTCACGGAGAA